ATGGGTAAAGCAGTATCTTTAGAAGAGCAACAGAAGCTACAAAGCCTTGTTTTAGCATTGCTTAACTACAACGCAGGGTTTAGCAACTACAGTTACTCTTTAGTCGATGGTGTTTTTTATGAAGATAAGGGTATATACCTTGACAAAGATATACCAGATAACAAAAGAGGTTTAAGGAACGGACTTGCTAATGAAATACTACATAAAAAGCTAATGGACTTACAATGGCAGAAATAGAGTACGCAGGAGTTAAAGTAGGAGGTAGTAAAGCATTGCTTATATTGCCTCTTTTAGGTACAATTGTAGGTGTTCTATGGGGTGGCTTTGAAATATATCAAAGATACCTAGATATGGAAGCTAAGATAGCTTCTTATACTGCTCCTGACTTAACAGGTATAGAACAAGAACTAGCAGTTATAGAAGAAACTTTAATAGGTTTAAGTGACTCAGTTGAAATAGCTAAAGACTATACTAGGTCAATTAAGAATGATTTAAAAGATGACTTAGCTAGACAAGAGTCACTTATGGAAAGACTTGAAGATAAAGTTAATTCTTCTCAAGATGAAATAGATGAAACTATTGATGCAGCAGAAGAAAGGTTTGATGCAAGAAGAGATGCTTTATATTCAGACACAGATAGAAAAATAAAAGAAGTAGAAGAAAGAGTAAACGCTAAGTTGCAAAGAGCGTTAGATAACCCACTAGCAAACTAGGAGAATAATATGCCATACGGACCGGGAACATACGGAAGTAAAAGAGGTAGACCACCTATGAAAAAAACAGCTAAGAAAAAAGCAGCTAAGAAGGGTAAGAAGTAATGCCAGCTAAGAAAGACCCAAGGCTAGCTAGAGCAGGTGTATCTGGATTTAACAAACCTAAGCGTACCCCTAATCATAAAACTAAGAGTCATGTAGTAGTAGCTAAGTCAGGTGGTAAAGTAAAGACAATTAGATACGGACAACAAGGAGTATCTGGAGCTGGTAAAAATCCTACTACAGCAGCACAAAAAGCTAGGCGTAAATCTTTTAAAGCAAGACACGCAAAGAATATAGCCAAAGGTCCAATGAGTGCTGCTTACTGGGCAAATAAATCTAAATGGTAAACTATGCCTACTAAAAAGAAAAGCACAGTAAATAAAGCAGGTAACTATACTAAGCCTACCATGAGAAAGAATATGTTTAACAGGATTAAGGCTGGAACAAAAGGTGGTAAAGCTGGTCAATGGTCTGCTAGAAAAGCTCAGTTGTTAGCTAAAAGATATAAATCAGCAGGTGGAGGTTATAAATAATGCCACTTAAAAAATCCCAAAAGTCTTTAAAGAAATGGACTAAACAGAAATGGGGAACTAAAAGTGGCAAGCCTTCTGCTAAAACAGGTGAAAGATATTTACCTGCTAAAGCTATTAAATCTTTAAGCTCTAAAGAGTATGCTGCCACTACAAGGAAAAAAAGAGCAGATACTAAAAAGGGAAAACAATTCTCAAAGCAGCCAAAAAGAATTGCAAGTAAAACAAAGAGGCATAGAAAGTAATGGATGACAAAAGAGTACAGCTACAGTTAGATAAACATTCTTCACAGATAGCTAAGCTCTTTAGTAAGATTGACGACACTAACGATAAGATACAAAAGATATTTAATATGCTTAATCAAATCAGGTATTTTATCTATGGAGGATTTGCTTACTTTTTAGCTTCTGAAGTAGGTATGTTTAATGTATTGAGGTTAGTAGCATGATAGGATTTTTAACTAATGTAGCACCGATAGCTTTAGGCTTTGTTGCTAAGTTGTTTGCTTTAAAGAGCCAAGCAGCACAAGAACAGCAAAAGCTAATGATACAATCGCTACAAGTGCGTAATGATTCTATCAATATGGCTAGAGATAGAGCAGATAAAGAAAGTCCAGTAGCTGCTATGAATAGAAGAATTATTATTCTAGTTATACTAGCTTTAATAATCTTTACACAGATAGCTCCTGTGTTTTTTAATGTACCTACAGTAATACCTACTGTAATTGAAGGAGCTAGTTTACTAGGTATACAGCTAACGCCTGATACAATAGATTATGTAACTGTACAAGCAGGTGCTGTATTAAAGTTTGATGAAGTATTCCAATGGGCAACAATGATAATAGAGTTCTATTTTGGTGCGCAATTAGCTAAGGGGAAGTAAATGACATATAGAGAAGTAATAAACGAAGTATTGATAAGGCTAAGAGAAACACCTATTGCTTCTGATTGGAGCGGTGCTATTAATGACAGTAGTATAGTATCTGATTATAATAAAGTTATAGGAGCTTTAGTTAATGATGCTAAAAGAAGCATAGAATCTTATCATGATTGGCAAATACTTAGAGAAACTGTTAATATAACTACAGTAGCAGATACTAAAAACTATAATTTAAACTCTGGGCAAGAATTTAAAATAGTCGATGTAGTTAATAATGCTACAGGCAATGAACTGTTACAAGTAAGTAGAGCCTATCTTAATAGAGAAAGATATCCTACAGCTTCTACTGGCGAGCCTCATTATTATGGTTTTAACGGAGCAGATAGTTCTAATAATCTTAAAGTAGATTTATCTCCTACACCTAGTAAAGCAGAAACTATTTCTTTTGATATAGTTAAGTACCAAGATGTACTTACTAATGCTTCTACTGTTGTTAAAATACCTACAAAACCTTTAATACTAGGAGCTTATGCTAGAGCTTTATCTGAAAGAGGAGAAGATGGAGGTACGCAATCATCCATAGCAGCACAAGAAGCTGCTTCTGCTATTTCACAAGCTATTATGATGGATAGTGGTAATGCTCAATTTGAATCTGATTGGTTTATGGGGAATATTCATTAATGGCTAAACAGCTAACATATCAAGCTCTAACTAACTTAGGTGTTAATGGATTAAATACACAATATAATCCTTCTGTTTTAGACGCTTCCTTTCTTACTACTGCTGATAATGTAATGCTTAGAGAGTCAGGAAGAATATCTTTTAGAAAAGGATTTAAACAAAAAACAGTACCTACTGGTACAGCTATAGGCTCTATGGTAGAGCAAAAAGATGGGAATACACATAAGATATTTGCTAGCTATGGTACAAGTATATATATTATAGATTTTACTTCACCTAATGCTGCGTTTCCTAGCAGCGGTGCTGATGTTAAACATACTGTTGCTAATAGTACAGGTAATTGGCAGTTTATTAATTTTAATAGAAGGTTACATTGTTTACATACAGGAGTAGTGCCACAAAGATATGATGGTAGTTTAAGTTCTGGTTCTAAATGGACAGCTCACGCTACAGCTCCTAGCAGTATAACCAGTTTGTTTGACCCTAGCTGTGGAGCAGGTGTTTATGGAAGAGTTTGGGTAGGCGGAGTTTCAGAAGCTCCTGATGTTTTGTATTATTCTAATTTATTAGATGGTGATGATTGGCATAGCGGAAGCGCAGGATTTATTGATTTAAAAACTGTATGGGGCAATGATGAAATTATAGCTATTGCTCCTTTCTTTGGACAATTAGTTGTCTTTGGTAAGAATCATATAGCTATATACGATAACCCTGATGATGTTGCTAACATGTCTTTAAATGAACTTATTGGTGGTGTAGGTTTAGTTAATAGAGATTCAGTACAAGCAGTAGGAGATGACTTAGTCTTTCTTTCTGCCACAGGATTGCGCTCTCTTTTGCGTACTACAGAAAAAGATAAAGTACCCTTAACTGATTATAGTGTTAATATAAAAGATACTTTAATAAGAAATATAGGACAAAGTACTGATGTTAAATCTGTTTATTTAGAAGACGAAGGTGTTTATATTCTTACTTTTACAAGTCTTAACATTACTTATGTTTTTGATTTTAAACAATATACTCCTAATAAAGCACCTAGAATAACAACTTGGACTTTTAATAGTGATAGAGAACCTTCTAGTATGATTCAGACAGAATTATATTCTGGTTTATTAATAGGACAAAAAGATGGAGGAATAGCAGGATATGAAGGATATTATGATACAGATTTGGCGTGGGTTAATAACGCAGCCAGCTATACTAATGCCCCTATTACTGCTAATGTGTCTTCTATATGGATACCTATGGGAGATACTATAATCTCAGCTATATTAAAAAGGTTAAGACTAGTAGTAGAAGGAGGTTCAGGAGCTACTTTAGGTATTAGCTGGTATAAAGATTATAGTTTATCTTCTTCTAATAGTACTGAAATAAGTTTAGCTCCTGTTACTACAGGAACTAGTTTTTTATGGGGTAGTTCTTCTTCTTTATACGCTACTGCAAAGTATGCCCCTATCCATGGATTACAGGAATATAGAATACCTTTAACAGGTAGAGCTAAAACATTAAAAATAAACTTGAATATTATATCTAATGGTTATGATGCTTCTATTCAAGATTTGTCAATTACATCTTTACAAGGAAAAATACGATGAGTGATTATATTATAGCAGTTGATTGGGCAGGTAAAGACGCGCTATCTGATTCAAACGCAGCAAAAGTAATATCCGGCGCGGATTTTAATTCTGAATTTACTGCTGCAAGAACAGCTATTAATTCTAAAGCAGACCTTAATGGAGATGCTACAGAATCTTTTAATGCTACTACAGCAAATACAGGAACTAATACTACGCAAGTGGCAACTACTGCTTTTGTTACCGCAGCAATAACAGCAGTAAAAGCTGCTTTATATCCAGTTGGTTCTATATACACAAACGCAGAAGTAAGTACAAACCCAGCAACACTTCTTGGATTTGGTACTTGGGCAGCTTACGCAGAAGGTAGAGTTCCAGTAGGTAAAGCATCAAGTGGTACATTTGATACGCTCAATGCTACAGGTGGTGCTGAAACAGATGCACACACATTAACACTTAGTGAAATACCTTCACATAATCATAATAATGGAAGTTATCAATATTTATTATTATCTAATGGTAGTGCGACAATTGCAGATACAGACAGCACAAGCGGAGAACCAAACCTTGCTCAACAAGGAGCAATACAAGCAGCAGGTGGCGGACAAGCACACAGTCACGATATTTTACAACCATATATAGTAGTCTATATGTGGAAACGCACAGCATAGGAGATTAAAATGGCATCAGCAATGACTTTAATAGCAAGCGCAATAGGAGGCGCTATAAAATCTAGAGGAGCCTCTAAAGCAGCAGAGCAAAATAGACAAGCTCAAGAAAAAGCTGCTCGTTATGCTTTAGATATGTCTTCTCCTTACAGCGTATCAGGTTCTTTAGGAGGAGCTTCTTTTGATAATGAAGGAAGACAGTTAAACTTAACTTTATCTAAAGACTTACAAGCGCAACAAGATGCTATGCTTAGCTCTGCTACTGCTAATAGGAATTACCTACAAGGTTTAGAATCTGACCCTTTGTCAGCAGAAAACAGATACTATGAGCAACAAATGGCTTTACTTCGACCTGAGCAGGCAGAACAAAGAGAAGCTTTAGATGCTCAATTAGTAGCTAGAGGTATGTTAGGCTCTACTGGAGGTATGGGTCAAGCTCAGGCTTTAAGAGAAGCTCAAGGTACTACTAATTTACAAGCTAGATTTTCAGCTAGTGATAGAGTTCAGAACTTAATAGATAAATATAGAGCTAGAATTTCAGGAGATGTTTCAGATGCTATTACTTTAGGACAGCAACCTGTAACTTATGCTGGTTTAGGTATAGAAACAGGAGGTATGTTAAGACCAGCTGCTATGTTAGGTTCTCAATATTTATCTGGAGCTGGATTAACAAGTGCTAATACTACTGTAGGTAAATACGCAGGTATTGGAGATGCTATATCAAGCTTTAAAAGATATACTCCTAACTCTTCTTACAATCCAATGGCTCAGCCTAAAGGAACTTTATTTCAATCGGCTGCTGCCGCTGCTGCTACCGATAAACAATATCAAAGAAACATAATATAGGAGAATATAATGGGAATGTTTGATTTTAACCCAGCCGATGTAAGAGTAGCTACTTCTGAAGGCTACACAAATGCACCTATGTTAGGAGCATACTCTGGTTATGGAGGTATGTTTCAAGGATTAGGTAAACTAGCAGGCTTTCAAGATGAAGAAGATTTGTTACAAGAGATTTATGAAACATCTGACTTTACTACTGATGAAGGAAGGCAAAAAGCTTTAAATGCTATTAAAAACATTTCTCCTGATAAATATACTGAGTTAGTTACACAGCTTAATCAAACAGCTAAAGCTGAAGCGCAAACTGCTGGTATAGAAATGCAAATGAAAAACAATGAACTTGCTAGTATTAAAGCTCTTAATTCTACTAAATTTGCAACAGAGTTTATGTTAGATGCAGGACCTAACGGACAAGGAGTTCAACTTGCAAACTGGTTGCGTAGTCAAGGATATACAGAAGATGAAATAGAAGGTGTAACTACACCAGCTTTAGCAGCACAATTCCTTAATTCTAAAATAGATAAAAATGCAAGTGGTATCATTAGTCAGATGGTTAATTACATGAAAGCTGCTCAATCTAATTACTTAGACATGAGAATGTATGAAGTTTATAACTCAAGAAATAATCCAGTTACAAATGAAGCATCACCTGTTGTATCACAAGAGTCTATGGCTGATTTAGATTTTGACGCTGCTTTAGATATAGCAGGTAACATAGATGGTGATACTACAGTTTCAAGTTTTGGAGAAAAAGGTAGAACTACTTTTGCAAATGTAACCCCTTCTCAAGTTATTACTAATCAAAATAAAGTAACACTACCTTCAGAATTTAAAGGTCCAGCAGGAACAAACAGAGGACCTAGTACTCTTAGATAAACATGGCTATTCAATCTTTTGAAGAATATCAAAACCAAGTAAAAGCCGAAGTAGCTTTAAACTTTCCTGAGGAAGCTCAAGGTGGTTTTATGGGAGGTGTTACAGGAAACCATCAAAGTTTTGGTTCATGGTTTACTTCAGGTCTTACAGGTTTAATAGGTAGTAAAGGCTTTAATGATGAAACTCAAAGAAATTGGTACATACAAAGAAATTCTATTCAGTTCGGAAAAAAACAATTAGAAGATGTTATTCGGAATTATGAAGAAGTATCTAAATATAGAGAACTTAATCCTGAAGAAACAGCTAGATATACTGAAGCTAAAAGAAGAAATGATTTAATAACAAGAGATTTAAATCATGTATTTAATACTAAAGCAGGAGATTTAGATGCTCCTATAGATGTTAAAGGACAAAGTTTTAATCAACGCTGGGGTATTGAGCCTGAAAATGAAGACTTATTAAAACAACTAGTAGCTCATTTTAAAGAAGACCCTGCTTATATGGGCGGTGTCTTTACTGCTGAAATTATTAAAGACTTACCTTTAAGCGTATTAGCATATTTAGGATTAGGAGCTAAAGCAGGAGCAGGGTTTAAAGGTATTAATACAGCTCTTAATAAATTAAACAACATACAACCTAAAGTACTTAGAGGTATTACTAAGTTAGGTACAGGTGTAGCTGTAGGTTCAGGTATAGGAGCAGGTTATGAAGCAGCTTATACTGGATTAGAGCAAGGAGATATTAAAACAGGTAATGTTAAAGCAGGCGCAGCTTTTGGTGGAGTATTTGGTGTATTAGCTGGATTAGGAATTATGTCTAGGACAGCTAAAGATTTAAAAACAAGACAAGATGCTGCTACTCCTGTCAAACCTACTCCTGAAATAAATATAAATGAAACAGTAAGAAGAACAGTTAAACCTGAAGAAACAGATGAGGCTATAAAACCTTTTAATATTATGTTCAAACAACATAATGAAAAGCTATTTCCAGACTTAAAAGAAGGTATAGATTATAAAATAATTAATAGTTCTGATGTTAAAAAAGAAGGAGTTTTAAATGTAAATCCAAATAAAGCTGCTCAATTAAGACAAGATAAAAACGGTGACAATTACATTGTTTTAAACCCAAAAGAAATAGACAGTTCACATGCTAACCTTGTAAAAGAAATTAACAAAGGTAAAGACATGACTTATTTTTCTAGTCTATCACCTCTTGATATAGCTTTAATGAAAAAGAAAGAGTTTATAGAACCTTTTTTATTAGCTCATGAATTAGCTCATATAAAACAGAATAGATTTTTAGAGTCTAAAGGTGAAAACCCTAATCCTACAGATGCAAATCAAAAGTTATTAAAAGAAAGAGATGCTAATAACAGAGCTATAGAGGAAATGAGGCGTTCTTATAAAGAGATACAACAAACAGCTAGCGATAGAAACGCTGCTGAAATACTTAGCGAGTTTGAAGCTACAGCTACACGCCCTGATGAACTACCTTTAGAAGGAAAAGGAGCTGTCTCTAGAGCTTCTGACTTTTTAGAGCAAAGACCAAATGTACAAATAGGAGCTGCCTTAGGCTCAGCAGCTTTAACTTATGGGTTAACTGGAGAAGAAGGCGACCCAACAGCTAACGCAGCAGCAGTAGGTTTAGCTGTAGGACTAGGACCTAAAGCATACAGGGCGGTTACTAAACCTTTAAACAAAGTAGTACTAGAAGCTAAAAGACAAGTAGCTCAGAACATAGAACTTAATGCTAATTTAAGTAAGCAATGGGAAGCTAGAGGTCAAATGGCTCAGGATAAATTAGCTGCCTACTTTAACAGTAATACACCTAGCGATGGATGGAATGTAATTAATACAATAGAAGGTGTAAAAGGTATTAATCTTAATAAAGCTCAACAAGATTTAGTAACAGACATTCAAGAGCTATTAGAAGTTATAGGTAAAGAAGCTAAAGATACTAAGCTTATAGGTAATTACAAAGATGCTACTAGATTAGAAGTTAAAGGTACTACCACTAAAGCTTATGGTTCTTTGCTACATAATTACTTTCCTCATTTGTTTTATAATCCACATTTATTAAGTGACTTAGATATAGAACAGCTAGTTAAAGTATATGGAAAAATAGATGACAGAAGTGCTTTACAAAGAAACATTAAAGGTACTCTTGAAGATATAAATACAATGATTCAAGAAGGTAAATTAAATACTGAGCTTCAAGTAGTATCTCCTGATAGAGCTTTAGGTGCTTATATACAAGGTATGTCTAGAGCTATTGTAGGTCGAAGACTTTTAAATAGTATGAAAAACTTTGACCTTAAAGCTTATGGTGAAAATAAAGGAGCTGTACCTGCTGTTTTAGCCTCAGAAGATTTTAATACTTTAAAAAAAGCAGGACATTTTAACAAACAAGATGTTTTACATTATAGTACTTTGAAGCACCCTGCTTTAGATGGTTATCATGTACATACAAATGTTAAAAATTCTTTAGATGATTTCTTTGTCGTAGCTAATAGAGAAGGCATAGTAGGAACTATGGAAAAAGTACTTAGACTTAACAATCAGTTAAAACGAATAGCTGTATTTGGTTCTATGTTTCATGGTTCTGCTCTAGTTGCTTCTGCTATATACTCAATGGGGTTATCAGGCGCTATAAAAGGAATAGGCGGTAAAGGTAAAACAAGAGCAGTTAATCCTACAACAGGAGAAAGAGAGTTAGTTGACTGGTCTAATTTTAAATTAGGTACTGGTGAGTTTAATGATTTAAGTAAACAATGGATAGGTTGGGGATTACAAATTGTTAATGTAAAAAAACAAGACTTATTAAATCCCGGTAAAATAGATTTGGACCCTGTTTTAAACAGAGCAGGTCCTGCTGGTAGAGAATTAATGAAAGGGTTTGATGCCATTGATTATGCTACTTGGGAATACTTACATGATAGGTTTAAATTAGCTGCTGCTATGCGTCAAAAAGAAAAGTTAATGTTTGATACACGCTTTGAAAACGGAAGATTTAAACGAGTAAGAAATAATATATCAGATGAGTTTGCTAGTAGAAAAGCCGCTGACTTTGCTAATGATGCTTATGGTTCTTTAGATTGGAACAACTTTGCTACTAACTTATATGCTTACGCAGCTAGGAACCCTGATAAGATTAGGGGTAAAGCTGCTGCTTTAGCAGCTGAGATGCTGCCTGTTAATAAAAGAAGATGGCTTAACTTAGGTTTGTTTGCTCCTGACTGGACTATAGCTAACATTATGATTGTAGGTAAGACATTTACTGGAGCTTATAAGTACAGCAAAGAGTTCCTTAAAGCTTTTCATAAAGGAGATACTGCTGCTTGGCGTTCTAAAGAAGGTAAGGAGTTACTTAAAGCATGGAATTTATACGCTGCTTATTCTATGAGAGCAGGTATATATACATCAGCTATGTGGTGGGCGATTACAGAAAAGTTTTCTAGTGAAGAACCTACTTTTGAAAAGTGGTGGGATTTCTGGGCAGGAGAACAAAGTGGTAAGCTAGATTTAGGAGATGGAGAAAGCATGGTTATCTCTAAACAAATTGCAGAGCCTGTACATTGGATTCAACATCCAATGCACACTTTAATGAACAAAGGAGCTATCGTGCCTAAAACATTATTAGAATTAATGTTTAATAAACAATGGTTTTCTCTTAAAAAAGGATTACCATTAGGACCTAGAATAGTAGAAGATGATGGTACTACTCATTACGGTCAATGGATACTAGGTAAAACAATACCAATTGCTTATAAACCTTTAATAGATGATAACCTAGATTGGGATGAAAGAGTAAGTAGAGTTATATCAGGGTTTGTAGGTCTTCCTCAATTTGGTGACCCAGCCTCAACAACAAAATAACAGGAGATATAAGTGAACCCTAACGAACAAAGACTTAAAGAATTACAAGGAAAAATGGAAGCTATTAAGGCTGAGATGTCACAAATAAAAGCTAATATGCAATCAGAAAAAGCTGCTGCTACTATTGACGAGGCTGTTAATATAGATAGAGGGCGTGGCTTACAAGGCAATAGAGATGCTGAAGGTAATATGATTACAGAAAAACAAGTAGCAGAACCAGTATCAGAAAAGCCATCAGTACAGGAAATTGTAGATGGTTTAAAACTTATTGGACTACCTGATATTAAAGGACAAAGACTATCAGTAGCGTCTACAAAAGCTAAGGGTATTTTAACTGACGCAGCACAAACACTAGATGGTGGTAGAACTACATTAGTTTCTTCACCTGAATTTCAAGAAGCATTTGGTGATGCTTATGATGTTATTGCTGACCCTTTAAAAGTTAATATTTCTTTAGACCAAAGTTCAGATATAGATGAAGCAGCTGATAAGAAAATTAAAGAAACATTCCATGATATGGACTCTGATTACCGTAAAGATAAACAGTCTAAAAAGATGAGAGCGGGAGGTATTTCTAGGGAGCAAGGAAGAGCTAAGCCTATGCTAGATACTTCTAATGATACTATGCCCGGATGGACACAAGATGAAGCAGGTAATTGGAGTGTTGATACTGAAAGTGATTACTGGTCTACTAAAGAAGGTTATAAAGAAGCTATACAAATGTATGGATTTAAACCTTCTTTTGTTAGTGAGCCTAAGAAGAAAGGTATGGTTAGCTCCTACAAAGCACCTAAGAGGATAAGTTTATAATGGCAAAGAATAGAAGAATAACACCTATGACTAAGGCTATGGGTATGCTTAAGAAAACTCCTATAGCTATAGCAGGTACTGCTGCTGTTAGTACCGCTGCTGGAATGTTAGCTGATAAGTTTAAGAAAGTAAATGATGAAGTAGATGCTTTTGATAAGTACTGGATGAATAGACTTGGACACGGAGGTCAACCTAAACTAGAAGACTTTAAAGGCGATACTGCTGAAGAAGATTTCGAGGAAGCTCTTCAGCTTTATAGAAGTATGCAGCCTTTAGATTCTAATTGGTTTCGATAGAGTAAGGTGACATCGGTGGTCTAGGTGGATGTCTTTCTTCTTCCTTTTCCTTCATACAATTACCTCTATTAATACTTGTAGTACTATAATGAATACTATAGTTTGCATACACCATCCTCACAATCATCTGGACCTGTAGTTATTATGTATTCATCTGACCTACCTGCTGTAGTAGTGATAGGTAATCTCCCTAAGTTAGCACAGGTAAACTGCTGTAGTAGATTCTCATCTGTTCTCAGTTCACATCTCTTGACATATCTAGTGTAGGCTTCTTCAAACTTTATACTTAGTACTGCTGCTCTTTCTGCGTAATCTTCTGCTAATCTTCTTATAATCTCTTGCCTACCTGCTTGTGTCATAACTCATCTCCATTTAATTCGATAACCACATAGTTATCTTCCATATCATCATCACCAAAACTTGTGGTGAATCCCCTGACATAGTCATAACTATCATCGGCTAACACTTCTTGCTCTACCAGCGCATCCATTAGGAACTTGTGTATAGGAAATGTATAGTTATCTATGTCTTTCTTTCTCTTTCCTTTAAAGAATAGAACATACTTAGGTGTAAGGCTTTTAAACTTAGGTAAAGCCTTTACCCATTCTTCTACTTCTTTGTGATAATCTTGCTTTACCTTATTTAGACTAAGGTAGTGCATGTTTCTATAGATGTTCATACTAAAGAGATTAGTACGCTTCTTTTCTCCCCTGCCTTTACTATAGGTTGGCAGCTTTATGATGGCTTTATATACCATACCTTACCCTCGCTATTGGTTACATGCTAAAGTACGCTGTAACCCCCTCTCATGCTCCTAAAAAAAGGGGTTCTCATACAGACGAAACCCCCAGTCTTATCTTTCTAACCTACCCAACCAAGCACTAAAGCTACGATTACTATACCTAAAAATACTGTAAGTGATTTGTTAGCCAGTACTTGCTCTATCATCTCTTTCATGTCTACTCCTTGTCAAAGTAATTATAAACTTCAGCTACCTTAGGATAATTAACTACATCAACTAAGAACCTAGGTCCAGTTGAGTAGGCAAACACCTTCATGTTAGGGAAGCAATGCTGCTTAAACACGCAGTAGCTGCA